CTCCAGTGACTTCGCGATACTGTCTGATTTAGCCGCACTGTCTCCGAGAACTGAGCCAGTGCCTTGCTTCTTCTGTACGTCTTCAACGTTGTAACCCAGCCCGCCGCCGCTTCCGCCGCCTCCCTTAAAACCTAGGGCAGCCATCACACCGATCATGGCGGCTACCACTGGGAAGCCGAATGGGCCTAGGGCGGCGAATATCTCGGCAGCGCCTGCCGCCACACCCGAAGCCGCTTTAGTGCCGTTCAACGCTACGTGAGCTGCAGTCTCTGTCGCCTTCACGGCGATTGAGCGGATGCTCATGGCAAATTCGAAGAGGCGGTAGGCTTGCTCTGCTGTCTGTAGTACCTTGAATGCGGTGCTCTTCTCGCTGAAGAAGCTCTTGGACGCTGTCAGTACGCTCCCGTACATGTCCAATTGGGCTTCTTTAGATTGAGTGGCCGCGTCTGTTTCCGCCGCTGCTATAGTCGCTGCCGATCTAGCTTGTTGTTCGGCAGACGCTTGGTTTGTTACAGCTGCGGCTTTCTTTTGATCTTCCAGGTTGCGGTTGATCTCTTCTTGCTTAGCCGCATAACCTGTCAGAGACGTGGCCGCACCAGAGATTGCCGTTCCGAACTTCCCAAAGGAGTCTGCTAGGTTGCTACCTGTTGTCTTAGTGCGGGCATCTATCTGTTGCAGGATGGTAAGGGTTCTGTTCAGGCTCTTGTTGTAGTTGTCGTTGTCCGCCGTCTTGTCGGATTGCGCAGCAGCCACCTTACCAGCGCCTTGTATGGCGTTTTGGCCGCTAGTCGAGTTTGGGTTTTGCCCCTTAGACACAAGCTCTTGTCTAGCCTGCAGTTGGGCTAACTCTATTTCTCTTTGGGCGTTGCCAACACCGATCAGTTCGGCTTCCTTGGCCAGCATGTCCAGTTGGTTTTGTTGGTCTACTGCCTGTGCCAATAGTTGCTGTTCTTTGTCCGCTTCGTTCTTGGCGTCTATCGCTCCAGTCAACTTGTCGATGACGGCCTTCAGGGCCGCATAGGCCTCGCCTTGTACTCCTGCCAGAGCCATGTTGAAAGTCCTGAGTTGACTTTCCTTCGCCATGGCTTCGTTGGCTTGCGCAAGGGTCAGAGTTCCCGCAGCCACCATGTCGTTGTATTTAGTTTGGGCCTCTGCTTGGGCATTCAGAGTGTCGTAGTCTTTCGCTCCGTCTAAGGCTTTGGCGGCAGCTTCTTTCCTCAGGAATCTCGAGGTAGCTTCTGTTATAGAACCACCGTTCTTGGTCACATCGGCCAAGGCTTGGCCTGCGGCGGCCGCTTTAAAAGCAGCCTCGCCGCTCTGTAGGTAAGCGTTGGCTAGTTCGAATGCTGCGGTGGATTCCGCCTGCATTGTTGCTATGTCTTTTGCTCGAGATGCGGCTTTCGCAGCGTCTCTCTTCGCTTGGGCGGCAGCTTCCTGAGCAGCTTTCTTAGCCGCTTTGTCAGCGTCAGCTTGAATCTTCAGTTGGGCTTCTTGAGCCTCTTCTTGTTGACGTTGTAGCTTACCTGCGGCTATGCGTTGAGCTTCCGTTTGCTCTGTGCCAGACTTCTGAGCTTTGGTTAGTCCCAGTTGCTTGCTCATGAGGTTGCTAGCTGAGGCGGAGGCGGCGTCGTAATCCTTCACAAAGGATTTGTTGATTTCGCTTATGTGGGAGAAGTCCCCCGTCAGTATCCCTTTGGATAGAGCTGCAGCATCTGCAATGGCTGCTCCAAGTAATCTTATTAGTTGCCCCACCACGTATATTACGGCAGTCACTGAGACTTCTACTGCTTTAAAGGCTCCCATCAGCACAACTCCAAGGAATTGTGCCACTTCGCTTCTGGAGATTTCAGCCAATATGTCTTGGGCCTGCTTAAGGGCATCCGCGAAAGCGAACACAGCATCAGTCAAGGCAGGCAGGAAGTTGTCTCCCAGTTTGACCTTCAAATCCTCCCAGTACCTTTGCAGGGAGGTTATTTGCTTGCCGGCCGTTCCCATGGCCTCTTCGTAGGTGCCCGCGATGATCTTGCCCGCGTCCAGGACAGCGTTAGTCCGAGCCGCCGCCTTCTGAGTCTCCGTCAGCTTGTCGGTGGTCGTGTGTAGGGTGGTAGCTAACCTCTTGTAGCTGTCCTCGAAGGAGACGTTGATCCCCATCGCCCGCAGCACTTCCACCTGTTGGGATTTGATGCCGTAGATGATCCGGTTCATCGCCTCTGAGGAGTTGACCTGTCCGATCACAGCCGCGTCTTGGGCCACCCTACCTAGTTTTTGGGCGTTGCTCAGGTCAATGTGGGCCGAGGACAGTTGTATGAGGGCGTCTCTCGATTGCTTCATCGAGATGCCGGACTCTTGGAGCTTCTTCTGGAAGATGTCCAGTTGGGACTTGGTGTAGCCTGCGTTGTTGCCCACTACCATCATGACAACGCCCAAGGTCTCGTAACGGGCAGCCAGCATGGCGCTGTCTTTGATCAACTCTCCTAGCTTTATCCCGGCCACACTCAGGCCCAGTAATTTCATGCCACCTTCCAGGACACTTGTCACCTTTGACAGGCTCAACATGGCGGATTCGGTCTTGCCGCCCTGGTCCTCCAGTTGCTGGAGACCTTTGGTGCTTTCGGCCACACCGTCGTTCTTGACCGATACGACGAGCGTTGAAAGGTCGATCGAGCCGGACAATCACTTCCCCTTCGTCTTGCTGTTCTCGTGCTCGTAGTAAGCGTGCAAGAAGGCGTCGTCTAACCGGAGTATTGCGTTAAGCTCCCACGGTTCCAGTTTCTCCCCGGTGACATCTTGCCAAGCTTTGATTGCTGAGTAGGAGATGTCGTTGGGGCCGAAGCCGTTGTTTCCTCTTCGTCCCGACATCTGCATGAAGGCGGACCACGCCTGAATCCCCTCTTCCGGAAATTCAGGCGTTTCTAGTTCCTCGGGCAGGATGCCGGTGGCTGCATAAGCTGCCTCTAGGTGAGTTCGGAGGGTGTACCCGTCCTCTTGCCTTTGGTTCAGCTTAAAGCTGTGTTGTCCGAACAGGATCAGGTCGTCTATGACCTGTTCATAAAAAGCTCGAGGTCATCCACGGCGTTGTCAACTTGGCCGCGGATCCAGCGTAGCTTGCTGTAGACTCTCCGTGCGTTCGGGACGTTGAACTCGAGGTCCTCACCTTCGAAGGTGACGTTCTCCCAACCAACCGTGCAGACGATGAGTAGGTCGACGCCTTGAGCTTCCGCTTGCTCCAGGGTTTCCGGTTCCACTTCCTTGCCCCGACGGGCGGCCATAGCCGCTTTCCGGGACTTTTCGTTCACCGTGGTCCGCAGGTGTTCCCTGAAGGTGTCGCTGTCCTTACCCAGGACGCTGATAAAGATCCCCAGTGGCGCGTTGGTGATCGGGTGCTTTAGCTCCACTCGAACAGGGTTGTTGCAGAATTTGGTCATGTCCAGGGCGGACAAGTCCATTACACCCAGAGTGGGTTTATCTGTCGGCTTGGTCATTCTCTGTCCCTTAGATGGTGTGACCCGCCTTGATTGGCGGGTCACTGTTCTTCTTAAGCGAAGGTCGTGTCTTGGATGGAGATGGTGGTCTGCAGGTTGGCTGCCGCCACACCGCCATTCACGTTCTCCGAGGCGATGAATGGCATAGAGAGCGTCAAACCCTTCTCGCCGTCGTCTTTGTCCGCGCCGCCGAACTTCACGTTCGACATCACGAAGACGATCGCGTTCGAGCCGGGGGTGTTGTCCGCCGTCAGGGCCGCGATGATGGTCGATTGGGTCTCGTTGATGAACGCATCCCGTAAGGTCACAGAGTCGAATAGAGCTGTGACTGTCCCAGAGACGTCCATCACACCCGGGAAGATGTCCGGGTCGATGTTGGTGCCGACCACCCCACCTGGAGCGGTGTAGTTGCCGTTTATGTTGATTTCGATGCCGGTGATAGTGGCGAACTTCGTGCCGTTCACGAACAGGCCACCGTTCACCGCAGCCATGATGGAACCGGTCGAGGTCGCGGTTGGAGACGTAAAGTAGGCTGTCGTCCCGGTCTGCATGTTCAACCCCATGACGGGGAAGTCGATGGTCGCCATACCGGTTGGCGGCAGTTTCACGTTCGCTGCGCTGATCACGCAGTCCATGAACTGTTCCGATTGCACGATGTCCGAAAAGTTGTGTTCGATCGTGTAGTAGTCACGTGTGTGACCACTCTGCGGCATCCAGGTTTTCTTGCCCGGAACGATGCAGGTCACGCTATCGCCAGAAGCCTTGGCACCAATCGGCACCGCGTCGAGGGGGTAGCAAGTCATCACGGTCGCCGTCAGGGCTGTAATGACCATATTGTGGGAGTTGTTTGGCACACCCGTGGTGGCCCAACCGGTCCAACTGACCAGATCCCCGATCTTGAAGCCGTCAGTCAGATAGCTCCCACCGGAGCGGGTGAAGGTGCCTGCCGGTGTGGCTGTGAGGGCGGCAGTCACAGTGGTAATCGCGCCTGTGGTCGCTTGCGTCTGCACTAGTTGGCGCAGGACGCTCTCAAAGAAGGCCTGGTAGGTGCCGTTCGAGAGTTCGCCCGAGATGGTCCCGGCTACGCTCTTCACGCCATGACGAGAGTCACGACGTTGTTGTGAGGCGTTGATCTCGTTCGAGCGGTACTGAGCCTTCTTGAGGTCAATCGTGCTCGTGACCCTGCGCATGGTTTGTTCCGTAGTAGCACCACCTGGAGCGATCGTACCTTGGGCCGTTTGCTTCTTGAAGGAGAGCTTCTTGAAGACGCCCGTTGCAATTTGTGTCATGACTGTCTCCGGTCAGATGTTGGCGAAGTAGCGAATACGAACCGGCAATCTGTACCTGTCCGCGTCGCGAAACGCTGGGGCTATTTCGGGCGTTCTATCCACTTGAAGTCTCACTGGACCCGAAGTCAGTGTAAGACCTCGGTAGAAGGTTGATCGTATCAACACAGCTCTCGCCAGAGCGAGGCCAGGTCCCGTTCCTAGCGGATAGACTAGGGTAATTTGCAAGTACCCCAGTTCACGATAGAAGTCGTCTCCCATCGTCGGGTTGTCTGGTTCACCCGGCATAAGGTTCACCATTTGGTATGGCTGACCCGGGTCCGAGGGTTGGTTATCGTTCTCTTGTTGCGTCGGAAACGGAACTGAATCCATGGTTAAGAGTCTGTTCACCAGCGCTTTTCTGATGTAGTCTAGACTCATTTTTGGGCTTCCGCCACCGATTGCCTCACTATCCTGTCCAACTTGAGCAATGTCAGGGCCACAACACCCTGTGGGGCTTGTCTACTCCATCCGTATTCTATTCGGAGTGCGTAGGGGACTTTGTTGGCCAAATAGTGAGTGCCATTCATAACGGCTGGCAGAGCTGATTTTATGTATGCTTTAGTCTGAGCTCCGTCCGGGTCCACACCCGCTATTTCAGAGGTCGGTATGTGGTTGAACCCGTACTGCCAATTGGCCTTGAAATGACCCGGCTTATAGCCTGGAGGCGCTGGGTGTTGCCAGTAAGACGGATCACCTACGGGCGACAGATCCACCAAAGATTCGCTGACTTTCACAACGATGCTGGTGGTCACACGGTTTATTCGTGTTTCCGTCTTCAGCTTGAACTTCTTAAGGCTGTCTTTGAAAGCGCCCAAGTCTTAGTGCCTCGATGTGTCGCATTACCTGCGCATCGAGGGGGTAGCTTACTAGGTTCCGCGGATGTGTACCAGGTATCCAGCGTCAGTTAGATCAGACACCAGGCCCATCACTTCCCATGTGGTTCCATCGGGTCGGATAACGGCGTCGTTCTGTTCTGGTCTTTTGGGCAGTCGGAAGGATTGGATAAGCAGCTTGGTGTCTTTGGGTCGGATTGTGTCCCCGTCGATCTCTTCGGACGAGAAGGCCACAGGTATGGTGGGGATCTGGTTGTATTGTACCAGTAGGGGATATCCGATGCCCATGGTATCTTCGTCATAGGCGGATGGTCCCCTTACCATGTAGCTGATGATCTCTTTCGAGTTTCCCACCGCCCTAAAGGCGGTTCTCAAACCAGCTTTGATCGCGTAGCGCAGGCTCATGAACTATCTCCGCACTATAGATTGCTTGGAGGTGTCCAGGAACTCGCCGTCTTTCCTCGTTCCTATCGGCCTTATCAGGAGTTCCACGCCGGTAAAACGAGCTCCCAGCACCTGCTCTATGGAGCCTTTGGTGGGGTCCCCGAATTGAAGAGACAGGGTGTCTGAGGTGAATTGCTTCAGTGGGATCTGGCCTTCGAAGGATTCCCCAAATAGGTCCGGGTCTTGGCTCATCATTCCTGACACCAGGGCGTGAGCTTTCAATAGTTCCAGCGGCATGGTCCCCGGAGCTATCGGATTACCCTGACCGTCCAAGTTCTTGGTCCTTGGCCATTGTAAGGCTTGTATGGTAAACAGGGTCTGGCCGTAGTACCTAAATTTGATGTCCATGAAGATAGTGGCGGCTATAGCCGCGCTGTCTTTATCTTCTAATGCTTCCCAAGTCGCTGCGTACGGCGTCCCCACCAACAGAACAGTAACGCCGGCTGCGTCGTTATATGAGTTGGCTGTGGCGGAACCTGAGCCCGTTTCGACTACCAAGCTCATTAGAGGATGTCCTTCTTCCTATATGGGTTCAGGCGTAATTTCTGGTCGTCCGTGAAAGGCAGAAGTTTCTTTCTATCTTGGAAGTCCTCTGAGATCTTGGAGGCTAGGACGTACTTCAAGCCTGAAGGGACTTGGGTAACTCCGAAGTCGTCCATGG